CGAAGTCGGCACCCAGGTTGTCGTTCAGGATCGGACGGTTCTTGCCGCGCAGCTTGTCCTTGGCCGTATTGGCGTAGTTCACGTTGTAGGGCGGATCGGTGAAGGCCATGTCGGGCAATTCGTCGCCGAGCAGCACCATGTAGTCGTCAGCCTTGGTGGCATCGCCGCATAGCAGCTTGTGCTCACCCAGCAGCCACACATCCCCGGTCTTTGAGATAGGCGTCTCCGGCACATCGGGCACGGCATCGTCATCGGCGAGCCCGTCCTTGCCGGGCTCGTCTCCGGCGATCAGTGTTTCCCATTCCTCGGGCGTGAAGCCGATAAGGCCCAGATCGAAGCCCGCGTCCTTCAACTCCGACAACTCGATGCCCAGCAGTTCGTCTTCCCAAGAGGCGTTCTCGCCGATTTTGTTGTCGGCTAGGACCAGCGCGCGGCGCTGGGTATCGGTGAGATGCGCCATCGGAACGACCGGCACTTCGGCGAGCCCGAGCTTGCGGGCTGCGAGCAGCCGACCGTGCCCGGCGATCACGTTGTTACTCCCGTCGACCAGGATCGGCGCACCCCAGCCGAATTCGCGGATGCTGGCGGCGATCTGCGCAACCTGGGCGTCCGAATGCTGCCTGGCATTGCGAATGTAAGGGATCAGGACGTCGACGGGGCGCATCTCGATCCGAATGCCGTCCGCCGGATGGGGCAGCTCAGTCATGGCACGTCTCCGGAACCTGGCGTTCGGCGGCAACCTCCCCGAACGACTGTCCGGTCGCGGCCAGGGTCACGGCGACATCGGGATGGTTCTGCCGGAAGCGACGGATTGCCACGTCGACATACTCGGGAGCGATCTCCACCGCCCGGCAGCGTCGACCGGTGCGCTCGGCCGCGAGAATCGATGTGCCGGAACCGTTGAACGGCTCGAACACCACGTCGCCCGGATCAGAGAAGGCCGCCATGACGTGCTCGGGGAGTGCCACCGGAAACACCGCCGGATGGTCGATGCCATCACCGATCTTGCCCTTGTGCCGCATGATGCGGATCACGCTGTCGGGAATGCGCGTGTCCTGGGTCGGTTCGCCGGCATGGGACCAGCCGCCGACCTCGCCGTCCTTCTTGCGCATCGCGGTGGAGGAACCGTCGGCGCGCAGGTGGGAATCCTCCCCGGCATGCTTGCACGGCACGATCTTGTTCGGGCGCCTCGCCTCGCGATTGAAGTGGAAGATGAACTCGAAGCTGGGCGCGAGCCGACCGTTCCAGTCACCGGGCATGCCCGGTCCCTGATCCCAGACGTACCAGGCGAAGCGCCGCCAGCCCTGCGTGCGCATCCACGACAGCCAGCCGTCCCAATACGGGATGACTTCGTTGTCGCGGTGGATGAGGCCGAGGTTGACCAGCACCTGGCCGTCGCCCGCCATGGGCAAGCGGGCGAATACGCCCTGCATGAGGTCGTTCCAATCGGCGATGCTCCGGGTGTAGTCGCGCTGGCTGCCGTAGGGCGGCGAGGTGAAGCACAGCGCCGCCCGATCGCCAGCCATCAGATCCGATACCACTTTCGGGTCGGCCGCATCACCGCAGATCAGGCGGTGCTGGTCCAGATGCCAGATGTCACCGATCCGGGATACCGGCGAAACGGGAGCTTCCGGGATTTCCTCGGCCGGCTCGGCGGAGGTCGCAACCGTTTTCTCGCCAGCCCCGGCGAGCAGGGACTCGATCTCGCCGACATCGAAGCCGGTGAGGTCGAGATCAAACCCGGCAGATTCCAGATCGGCCAGTTCCAGGGCAAGTAGTTCCTGATCCCAGCCGGCCCGCTCGGTCAGTTTGTTCTCCGCCAGGATGAAGGCACGCTTCTGCGTCTCGGTCAGGTGCGCGAGTTCGATGACCGGCAGTTGCGTCATCTCGAGCTTGCGCGCGGCGAGGATCCGGCCGTGGCCGGCGATGACGCCGCGTTGGCCATCGACCAGGATCGGGTTGTTGAAGCCGAACTCCCAGATGCTGGCTGCAATGCCCGCGATCTGTTCCTCGCTGTGCGTACGCGCATTGCGAACGTAAGGGATCAGCGACTCGATCGGGCGGTAGTCGATGGAAAGCTCGGGCATGGGTTCCGGAAAATGAAAAACCCGCCGACGGAAAACCGTGGGCGGGCTAGTAGTTAGTTCCATCAAAACAATTACGTATCAAGCGAGTCCGAGATCGAACTTGTTCCATCGGAACGCGACGGGCGCGGCGTTGATCTCGGCGATGCCCTTGAGGATGCGCGTCTTCAGCTCATCTTTGGATTTGACCCGGATGTGGCGCAGGAAGGTTCTGGCCATTTTCGAGAAGGCGCACTCGATCAGGTTGAGCCAGGAGCCGTGCTTGGGCGTGTGCACGTACTCGAAGCGCCCGGGCCGGGTGCCGAGATAGGCTACCGTCTCCTTGGAGATATGCGCCGAATGGTTGTCCAGCACCACGCGGATGATGGCGTCTTGCGGGTAATGTTCATCGAGTTGCTGGAGCAACGCGATGAACTCCACGCTGCGGTGCCGCTCCTCGACGTTGGCGAAGATGTGCCCCGAGTGCAGATCGATTCCCGCCAGAATCGACACCGTGCCGTGGCGCACGTATTCGTAATCGCGTCCGACGGCAGAGGCCTTGCCCGGAACCGGCGGCAAGTCGGGGGCCGTCAGTCCAATGGCCTGGACGCCGGGCTTCTCATCGACGCTGACGGTATAGATGGGATGGGGGCGGGTATCGTGAACGGCACCCTCGGTGTAGAGCGAGACATCCCGATAGACCATCAGCACCTCCTGCATCTTGCGGTCGAACTCCGGATCACGCTTCTCCAGGTAGTAGCGAATCTTGTGCGGCTTGATGTCGTTGTCGTCGAGGATGCGCCACACGGTGCTCTTGCCCGCGTTGGCCAGGCGCGCAAAGCCTGCGGCCTCGGCGGCTTCGCCGACAAACCTGGCCAGCGCCGAGATCGACCACAACTCGGCCGCCAGCCCATGATCCTTGGGCTTGGTGCACGCGAGGCTGACCACCCAGGCCTTGGCTTCATCGGTGATTTCGGGCTCGTGCGGGCGGTGGTATTTGTCCCTCAAGCCCATCTGCACGCCCGCTGCCAGCGCCTTGTCGACGCACTTGTAGATCATCGGACGCCCCACGCCGAGTTGCCGTTGCAGTTCCGTGATCGAGGCGCCGCCCGCATAGCCCAGCAGCACCTTGGCGCGCTCGACCTCACGGCGCGGGGCCGTTCTCGACCCCGACAATGCCTTGAGCGTTGCCACCTGCGCCTGCGTGAGCACCAGCGGCGCTCGACCCGATTGCCTCGCCATGATCGCCTCCATCATCAAGAGTTGCGATCGCAATCATAACGACCATTGACCTTTTAGTAACTATATTGGTGGAACGAACTACTAGTGATATGTGCTGAGCGGGCGATTGCGAGCCCTGCATGCCTGGGTTTGCAGTCCGGCGCTAAAAAAAGCGCCGCGCTCGCGCGCCGCCGCATTGCCTTCTGGCTAGGAATGACCCGTTGCGACAGGTCGTGGCCTATACGGGCCAGAAACGACGAAGGCCACCGATCGCTCTGTGGCCCTCACGCACCCAATGCTCGCAAGACTAGTCGTAATACTAGCAAAAAAACCTCAGGATGTTGCACGCCAAAAAGTGGCCGAAATCCGTACCGTTACTCAGGATTCCGAACGGCTTCGCAAAGGTGCTCAACTTCACGCAACGTCAGTAGCGGTTGACGGCACCTCCATGTTTCTTTGCCGTCCGCAGTTGCTCGGCGACGATCTCCAGGGCCTTCTGCCAACGACGCCAGGCGGTCGTCCGGTCACAGGCAAAACGGCAACAGATCTCCTTCCATGGGTACCGTTGCGCCCGCATCCAAACGAGGTGACGCTGCTCCTCTTCGAGCCACTGCACCCACTGCATGGTCTCCAGCATCCGGTCGACCGCCGCAGGGTCGGGCGGATAGTAGCGGGGCGACGGCTCCTCGCCCAGGTTCTCCCACGGCATCCGCACGATGGTGGGCCAGCAATTGAAGTAGCCCTGCACCCGCACAGGAGGCAGGCGGTGGGCGGTACGTGCCGCTTCGATGAACCGGTCGGCTACGGTCTCGATCGTCCACTCAGCCATGGCGAGATCCATTCTCACCATAGAGGCGATCGCCGATGCGACGCAGCAGTTCACGCTCGACCCAGTCCAGCCGCCCGTCGTCGAGCGACACGACCAGGATGCCCTGGTCGCGCCAGCCGTTGCGTTTGATGGCATCGACGTCCGGGCGAGTCGGTTGCAGGCGCCCGAGGGGGCAACGATAGTGGGGGCTGGGCGCGTTCATGCCGGCACCTCCTGCGTCGCGATGGCCCACATCAGCAGCGCCAGGGCGTCGGCCTCGTTGTCATCGACGGGGCGGAAGCCTTTGGCCCGCATCGCGCTGATCATCTCGTCCTTGCCGGCGTTGCCCTTGCCGGTGGCGTGCTTCTTGATCGTACCCACCGGCACGCCCTGGTACGGGATGCCGTGGTGTTCGCACCAGGCGGTGAGCTGTGCCATGAAGCCTCCGTAGGCATGCGCCGCATCGACACCGGCGTGGCGGCGGACCTCCTCGAAGTACACCGCATCCAGACCGTCTGCCGATTGCTTGACCTCGGTGAGCCAGCGCTTGAAGCGCAGGTAGCGCATGCCGCCGCCCTCGAAGCGCTGGGGCTTGAAAGACTCCGAGCCGCTGGTGATGGAGCCGTCGCGCCCGAGCAGCGCCCAGCCGGTTCGTGTGCCGAGGTCGAGGCTCAGGATGGCCGTGCCCGGTCCCCGATTCCGACCGTCGATGCCGGGCAGGCCCCTTCGGGTCGGGGGAGAGGACACGAGGTGTTCCTCTCCCCCCGAAGGGGGGAGGGAGTTTTCGCCAACTTGGAAATCGCCGCAAACCCAGCAACCACGCGGGTTTTGCGAAGTTGGCAAGTTGGCATCGTTGCCAACTTGCCAATCTGCCGACAACTCCGTAACGCGTTGATCAGTATGGGATTCAAGTTGGCAGGCGTTTGCCAATTTGCCAACGTCTCTGAAAATCGGGGGGAAGTTGGCAACGGTTTTGCCAACTTGTCGGTGCGTGTTCATGCGGGCTCCTGAGGATCGTCGAGGTCGTCTTGGTAAACCCACACCTCGGGGTTCTCGACCGGCAGCGCGGCCCCCGATTGCGGGCATTTGAAGTGGGTGGGCAGCACCGGCAGTTCGCACAGCGTCACTTCGCCGGTGTCTGGATCGGGCTCGCCTGCTGGCAGGCGCAGCACCATGCCTTCGACGCACAGGTAGCCGAACTTGGTGCGGGCGGGCGGCAGGCCGTAGTCCTGCGCGTTGCGGAAGTACTTGATGTAGCCCTGGGTCGAGAGCGCGGAGAGGCGCTCGCGGATGGTGCGCTCGCCGCCGAGCCCCGCCTTGCCCTCGAATCTTTCCGCGAACTGGTTGGCGGTGTAGCAGCGCCCCTGAGCCGCCTCGTCGAACAGGATCTGCAGGATGGCGTCGCGCTTGCGCCGGCGCTCGGCGTCGAGCCGTTCGCCGTAGTCCTTCATCACCAAGCGCTCGTTCGCATCCACCTCCCGCCACTCGCCGTGGATCTTGTCCACGTGCGTCGACGGGATGGCCGCGCCGTTGCGCAGCTCGAAGATCAGCTGGCGCGTGGTGCGCGTCTCGTCGGGCCGGTACAGCAGCATTCCGCTCGAGTAATAGCCGCGCAGACTGCCGGCACCCGCCAAGGCCTGGAACGGGTCCTCCTCAAACTGCTTCTTGCCGAGCTTCTTGGTGTGGTGGGCGAGGATGACTCCGGCGTCCGGGTTCACTGTCTGGCGAATGCGCTCCACCCGCTGCGACAGGAAGAACAGCATCGCGCCGTTATCGTTCTCGCCGCCGGCGTCGCCGCCGTCGAAGACGTTGCGGATCGGATCGATGGCGATGATGTCGGGAGGCTCGCCGCCGAAGGCGTTCGCGATCGCCGGGATCACCTGCGCCAGACCCGCGTCATCGAGCACCAGGCGCAATTGGGGGGTGGCGACGAAGTTGACGCGCGCTGCACCGATGCGACTGGGAGGAAGGCGGATGTCCTTCACGCGCTCGCGCAGGTAGTGGTACTGCACCTCAGCTTGCAGGTAGAACACGCGCAGCGGGCGCGGCGGCGTCATGGCGAGAAAAGTCGCGCCCGCAGCCATGTGCGCCAGCCAGGCCAGCAGGAAATCGCTCTTGCCCACCTTGGGCGCGCCGCCGAAGACCAGCAGGCCGCCGGGCGTGAGGACGCGGGGCGCGACGAGATCCGGCGGCAGCGGCGAGTCGTCGTCCAGCAGCGCGCCCAGGGTGAAGGTCGGGAGCACCGGCGCCGCGGCCTTGACGATCCTGCGCTCGCCGCCGCGAATGAACTCGGTGCAATCGAAGCCATCGGTCACGGCGTCGGCCGCATCCCATTTGTCGGGCTTGTCGGTGGGCGGCACGAGGATGGCGACCGACGCCGCGCCCGCCGTCACGCAGGCACGGGCGGCGTTCTCCGCGTAGTCCCAGCCCGGGGCGTCATGATCCGGCCAGATCAGCACGTGCCTGCCGATGAGCGGCGTCCAGTCGGTTTTCTCAGCCGGCGCCCGCGCGCCGTTCATGGCCGTGGTCGCCGTGACGCCGACACCGATCAGGGCACAAGCCGCCTTCTCGCCCTCGACCAGCACCACGTCGCGCGCATTGGCCACAGCCGGCAGGTTGTAGAGCGGACGCGGGTCGGGGGCGCGCCACATGCGGGCACACACGTCCCAGGGACGGTACTCCTTGCCGGTGGGCGGGTCGTAGCGGTAGACGCAGGCGATGAGCCGGCCGTCCGCCGTGAGGTAATCCCACTTCGCGGTGTAGGGGCCGAGCTCGTCGACGGGGGCGCTGCGGGCATCCGATGGCTTCGCGCGGCCGAAGGGCGGTGCGAGGCCTAGCCATCGGCGGATCTCGTCCGCGAGCTGGGGAAAATCGTGCCGTGCGGAAAGGCCGCGCGAGCGCGCCCACAGATCGATGACGTCGCCGCCTTCGTCGGTGGCGAAGTCCTTCCACAGACCGCGCCGCTCGCCCTCGAGCACGACCACCAGGCTCTTGCCACGGTTGCCGTCGACGTCACCGACATAGAATTTGCCGCCGCGGATGCGGCCGTGCGGGAACAGGTAGAGCAGCACGGCCTCCAAGCGATCGAGCAGACCCCTGCGCAGCGCCTCGGTATCGGATGACGCATGCGTCTGCTGATCCGGTGCGTCATTGAAATCGAGCCAGACGATGTTTTCCGCCATCAAGCCGGTCTCCAGCAGCGGTCCTGCCAGGGACACGACTTGCACTCGAAGTGGGTCGGCGTGGTGGCGTGACGGGGCAGCAGCTCGCCGGCCTCGGTGGCGGCGATGACGCGCACGGCCCGGTCCGACATGCGCTGCGCGAGCCCGCCGTCGAACGGCACGAGCTCGAACCAGATCTCCTCGCTGTCCTTGTTGATGGCGGTGAACAGCGCGGGATTGCTCGCGATGCCCGGCACGGTGCCTTCCATGTACGCCTGGTAGACGGCGATCTGGGCGGCGTAGATCGGGCGGGCAGCGGCCACACCCTGCTTGACCGTCTCGCGCCAGGACCTGTCGTTCATCGTCTTGCATTCCCACAGCGCGGGATAGGCAAGTTCGATGTCGGCGGGGCCTGCGGCCAGGATGCCGTCGACGTGCCCCTGGATGCGCCCGCCGGCGACGGAGAAACTGAACTGTCCACCATCCGCCCTGCGCGTGTAGAGATCGAAACCGGCCAGGCGCAGCCAGCGGATCGCCAGCTCCTCCAGGGCATGCCCGAACTCGAACACGCGCAGCACCCGCCCGGGTAGCTCGCGGCCGGGATCGGCAGGGGCCTGGGCGTATTCGTACTGCAGGGCGCGCTCGCAGGCGACGCCGAGCCGCGAGGCACCGAGGTAGGTTCGGGATGCCTGTGTTGCCCGTTCACGCGCCAGCGCCTCGTCGATGAAGGCGCCGATGCGTTCGTGGAACTTGGGACGGCTGTTGTAGTCGAGCATGGCCACCCCCTCAGAAAGGCACGTCGTCGGACGTGAGCTCACGCAGGTTGTCGAAGTAGGCGGTGAGCACCACGTCGACCAGTTGCAGGACCTCTGCGCGGCTATAGGCCGAGAGCGGCCGGTCCATACCGATGGTGGCGACGTATTCGCCGAGGTGGGGCAGCACGGCCTCCATCGCGGCCTTCTCGTTATGGGTGGGATCGATCACGATTCCGTCTCCCGCTTTCAGTCGTTGCAGATGGATGTCCATGCAGCGCATCGAGCAGAAGCGTTTGAACCACGGTTTCCCGTCCGGCGCACGCGGGCCGTTCCGCCGGGACAACCAGCAGAAGCCGCGTCCTTCTCGTCCGCAGATCGCGCATATCACGCCGCCCTCCGATGCTCGTCGTTGGCCGCCAGCACTAGGCGCTGGATCGACGACTTGTTAAACTGGAACGCCAACAAGGCCGATGCCTGATAGCGGGTCATCCCGAAGTCCGCACGCATCTGCTCGGGGAGGTAGCGCAGTTGCTTGTCGGTCGGCGGCTCATTCAACCAACGTCTGGTCTTGTGGGCGGAGTCGGCGGACTCGTGGTCGTTGAGCCAGTCGTCGGCCTTGGCCATGCACACCGTGCGCTCGCCGACGGCCAACAGGTGCGGTCTCAAGTCCTTGCCGCCGCCCACGGCATACCAGCACCCATTGAGGAAGAACACACCGCCCCAGGCGTTGAAGCCGGCCGCCATCAGCGCGTCGTCGCAGCCGAACAGATCGCACCAGCGGAAGTTGGAACGTTTGAGCAGGTCGATCTCGGTCATCACGAAATCGGTTAGTGCGTCATCTTCCTCGGTGGTCTCGTTCTCCCAGACGAATCCGCAGAGTGGGCATTCGCGGCAGCCGAGCGGGACGGTTGCGTCACAGGACGGGCAGTCCTTGGTTGGCGCTTCCCCTTGATGCTGGTGCCCGTCGAGGTTGACGTCCTGCTCCAAGGAACCGTGCATCAAGGTGGCGGTGCCGAAGTCCAGGACCACGCAGTCGGTCTTGATGACGCCGGGATGCTCGGTAGGATCGATGGTGCGCAGGCCGCGCCCGATCATCTGGGTCAGCGTCGACTTGTGCGAGCTGGGTCGCAGCAGAACGACACACGACGTGGGCGTGAAGTCGTAGCCCTCCGTGAGTACGGCCACATTGACAACCACCTGTGCGGCACCGGATTCGTACTCGGCAAGGCGCGCCTTGCGCTCGGCGTCCGACAGCTCGCCGTGCACGATCACGGCAGATACCCCGGCATCGTGAAATGCCTGGC